GTATATCGGTGACAAACACCGGTATAACTTGTACCGGAATAGCACCAGTGGGCACAAATGTGTTTAATACCACTGGACCAACTCCAGATGGCAAATTACCATAGCCATTGCCAGTTCCTGCTAGATAAACTGCAGTGGGACTGGCCCAAATACTTAATTTGTCTCCGGCAGCACTTGGTTGACCAACCACAAGGTGGTTGTCTGCGTTGAAATAATAGCCAGTGGGCGGAATAAATTTGACCAAACTACTTTCAGTGATGTACTTGGCATTGTTACTGGCATAATTTCCAATAGGCACAGGCACACCAGAAGAATTTTGAAAATAGCCTGTGGTTTCATTGGTAATAACTGTGCTTTGATGCCAAGTGTAGTTGAGCACTGACAAATCAGGCCTGGTAAAATTAGCATAGTAAAATTGTTGCAGTCCTGCTTTTGTCAACAGAGGATTGATCTGATTGTATACTACATCAGATATGTCTGGAATTGTCAACCAACTGAATTGAAATGCTGGCAAGTTGTTAGATTCGTACAAGGCACCGTCGCTGGCAAAAATATTAGTACTGCTGTACTTTCCAGTACCGTCAACCAAATCCAGATATCTGCTGGTGCCTATCGATGCCCGATTTAGTGCTTTGCTTTTTAAAATACTGTTGTACTGTGTAAAGGGAAAATTGTTGTAATCTTCACCATTGACCATGCGATTTTGGGTGTAGTATTGTGCCGGAGCTCGTTGTTTGATTTGTTGTAGAGTTTCTCTAGCCTGGGCATTGGTCACTGGAGTAGTAATACCACAGGTAAATGTTATGGTTTCGATTTGATTGGTACGACTCACATAACTGATAGGTACGCTGACACTTTGCATTTCTTCTGGATTTATTATATAGGTCAACCCATTGCTGGCACGTACATAGGTTCTGAATGTTCCCACTGGTATGCTACTGAAAACTCCATCGCCGAAATTCAATATAATCTGATCGTTGGTAGCACTGGTTATACTATAAATGTCTCTAGTGCCAGGTGCCAATTGTTCAATGGCTGCGGCATAGACACTTTGTACAATTTGCCAATAACTGACTATATTACCTAAATTATCCAGTTGATATAACCATACATCCGTGTTGTTGATTCCTTCAATATTAATATTGACTTGACGATTGGCAATGCGCTCTGGCAGATTAAAATCCTGATTTTGCAGTACACCTTGTTTGAAATAAAAGAAAAAACCAGTATTGGCACTGCTGTATCCCAACTGATCATTTCTGAACAAAACATTGAATTGTCCATTGGGCAGTGGCGGTGGTTCATAGATGTAGGATTTTCCAGAACTAGTAGAATTCACTGCTTCAAATGGCATATTGACACCGTCAATGGTTGCTGTATATGGAATGATAGGAAGATATCCTGGGACCAAATTTATGGTGTATTCTTGTGTGTCAACTCCTAAGATTACTTGATCATTGCCAGGCTTGCCAAAACGTTGGGTATTGACCAATGCTGCATTGATTATACTAGTAAATTGTTCTTGCCAATTTAGATTGCTAGGATCTGCCCAATTTATAGTAAGATTGGCAAGATTAACACCGTTGTAGTCTGTTACATTTTCAGTGGTCTTAACACTGAACACTTTGAGGTAGCCTGACGCTTCAGTATTACGCAAAGGGGCATAGCTGACCAAATTAGCCAATTTGATCACTGAATCCCTGCGTTCCGCAGTGTCTAGATAATTTTCACGTGTGTTTAGATCCGATCGAAATGCCAAACTCTGGCCCATAAAAGCCATGACGTCCAGCAGAGCAATAAATTCTGATGACTCAATGTAATCATTAAAGGTTTCTGGATAGTACAAACGTAGATAGTCTACAAAACTCTTGCGTAATGTTTCAAAATCGTAACTTTGGAAGTCAGCTTCTCGGTAAGTTTGGTAGATTCGTTTCCAATCTTCTACACCGAATATTGCCGTCTGTCTCGTAGTTGTTGCCATGTCTCTTCCTATTTTTATTATTTATGGGTAAAATAAACTAGGTAGTTAAACAAATGAAGCAACACCCTGGCCTTGATCGAAAAAAATACTTAATAATTTGGCATCTTGCCCTGCCACAGTTTTAAGTGATAGTTGAATCAATAATCCATTTTGTTGCGGAAATACCTGCAGTGAGTCCACATACACTCTGGGATCGCCTGCTACTACTCGTTGTATTTCATTGTAGACACTGGCCAAAGTTTCTTGAGTCTGATTTTCAAACAAGTTATTCCAGAGCGTGGTTCCATATCCCGGGCGCCCTACTAGTTGCCCTTGCCTAATATTGAATGCATTTAAGAGATCAATTTTTATCAGGTCAAAATCAACCACAGTAAATTTTTTATACTGATTGATAGTGTTAAATCCAATGAATGTGGCCATGTTGTATTTACCCGAAGAAATCGCTCACTGCACTGCTAATGTCTGCAGACGCAGTGTTTACTGCAGAGCTAATTGCTGATGTGGCTTGACCTTGTAGGCCAGATAATACATTTTGTGCTTGAGTTATGTTGGTTGCCGCCGCTTGTGATTTTATAGACGGGTATTCATATATAGGTGTGGGGATTTTGTTACTGCCCAGTATTTTTGCCACGGCTACATCTACAGTAGCGCGATTAACAGTGTTGCTGAATCCTGCTGCTTGTTTGGTTTGTCCGCTTAGTCCACCGCCACCACCAAAAGCTCCTAACACTGCTCCAACTCCTGGTATACTGCCCAGTGAGCTCAATGAACTCAATGCTCCGCCACCTCCTAATAGGCCAGTTATGCTGTTAATTACGCTAGGATTGGTGAAAAGACTGGTGCCGCCGCTGAAGATAGCGGTGCCAATCTGTATGGCGGTATTGAGATTTTTTGCATCGGTTCCCTTGATGCCCAGAGCTTTTTCCGCAAGCCCTAGTCCAGGACCAGATACCAAACTAGCAGGATCTAAACTAAAATTGCCAGAAGTTATGTTGTCTAAAGTGTTGCCAATATTGGTTGAAACATTGTCGATGTAATTAGTAACATTGTCAATTCCATTGTTGACTGCATTAGTCAGGCCATCGCCTAGATTATTAAAGGCAGTGCTAGGATCTGCTAGACCACTGGCCCAATCTGAGGACTTGGCCAATGTAGCAATTTGATCTGTGCTGGTCGTGCCATTTATCAGGCCCGTGAGTGTGTTAGATGCACTGTTTACTATTTGATTGGTTACTTTGTTTATGGTACTGTTAAGGCTAGAGGATATCAGCTTGGACACTGGATTACTGCCTAATGTTTGATTCAAATAACTATTCACAGCCAATGTGCCAAATTTACTAGCAGTAGAAATCAGTGCGGCTGTGGTACCTGTCACAACTTTGGTCACTGCATTGGTACTATCTATTGTGCTTGAATATGCACCAGAATTCAAATTATTGATAGCGCCATTCATCAATGTAGAAGTTACTGACACAGGATTTGACATCAATGCAACCACTGGCAACGTAGAAAACGCAGAGCGTGTAATACCAGGAAAACTCAGAGCAGCATTGATATCCAAACTTAACGCCGACAGTTCTTGCAACCCACTTTGTGTATAAACTTGACCCTGAGATATACTGGGTTGAGATTTAGGAGGATTTATTACTCCAGTTGCACTCAAACTATCGTAGGCATTTTGCATCAATGTTGTTTGTGCAATATTCTGCACAAGCGGATTATTCAAAAGAGTATTCAAAGAGTTTATGCCATCTTTGCCAGTCCATACTCCTGGAGCTCCCAGCACCTGAATAAAATTTCCCGGAGTTCTTTCTATGTAGTTAGGCCCAATGGGGCCATCATAGGTAATGTAATTGGTCCATCTGAACGCTTGTCCCGTACTGAATATTCCATAGTATTGATAGGTACCAACTTTATCATATCCGGCTGGAATTGGCGGAAATGTTCCATTGCCGTCGAAAGTAAACGGGCCGCCTTGTGTAAATCCATTGGGATTGAGACTGGGACTGATGGCATTTAAGGTATTCCAGAGTTCAGAACTGTCAGGATTAAGTATCTGCAATGCTATTCCAGCAGGACCTTCATTGTTTGTAACTGTGAGTACCACTTGGTAGATACCAGCATTGATAGTTTTGGTCACTGTGCCAACGGTGTAAAAATCTCCCCAGTAAAAAGTTCCTACACCATTTACACTGACACTGCCTTCGTTGTCTGTGCTGAGATTAAATGTATAGGTACCTGTGGTAGGAAATGTCAAATTAAAAATATAGCTGTGAGTGGTTACTTCTTCAGGTGGCCCAACCCATATCGCATACTGATCCATAAAAGCACACCATCTAAAGTCTGTAGGAGCTTTGTACCACCCGCCCACTGATTGCCAGTAAAAAGTAGTACCAGGTACACCAGTCACAGTGTAATACTGTATTGGAGAGTTTATTGGGAATGTAGTAGGGCCTGTGATACTTTCGTAGCCATAGGTGATAAAATTGCTGATACCAGGTTTCAAATAACCTGCTTGTTCTAGCTGTGACGCGTCGAATCCATACTGTCCTAACCCGCCTGGATAGGTACTGCCTATCGCATTGTTTTCACCTGTGGTGTTTGTTGCACTGTTTGGAAATGAGATTGGTATACCATTACCTAGCCCAACTCCTCCATTGCTGGCAGCACTGCCGCCCGAACTATTATTGGCAGTCGAATTGAATGTACCTGGTGTGATTATAGCATTGGTAGGTTGCCCAACAAAATTTTTAATCTGTGCCTGCACTGCCTGTACCTGAGCCGAAGTCAATGGCCCAATACCCGGCGCATTGAGATTGCTGCCATTGTTGTAACCAGTGCCGTCTGACACTATACCTATAATGTTGCCGGCATTCACTGGATTTGTCAGTGCAGTGCCCAATGATGACGGAAAGGTCGTAGAACCATTGGCCAGTGATATAATAGGCAGACCTGATATTGATGACAACAATGCAATATCATCAACTCCAGCAGTGCCTCGATCTAGCCTGCTAAGTTGAAATTTAGTTAGATTAGTTATACCACTACTGAGAGTTTGCCCTGGCACATAGCCCACTAAACTGCCGGCCGCTACTTGAGAATAGAATATG